GTCTGGGTTCAATAAACTTTGGTGATGAAAAAACTATTGATAATCAAATTGAAAAACTACACACACTATGGAGAAGAGAAGTAATATTCAGAGTAAATCCTGGTATACCACATGCAGGGTGGGACGACTTTATTGAGTGGTATCAATGGACACCAGAAAAAATAAAAGACATTGCCAAACAATACAATTACAATTTGGAATGTCTGAAAATGGAATACACTAAAGAAAAAGATCTTAGATATTTTTTCATATATACTAAATAACACTGTAGATAGGTAATTTTAAAATGCTTTCTGGAACAGATTTCGTCAAGAAGATCAAGGAAGGGAACAAAGATTTGTTTGAAGCATCACGCTCAAACGTTCGTCGTTTCTTTGCATCTAAACCTAGTGATGAGTATCTTGTCGAGCACTTCCGTGGACGTATGGTCAACGAAGCTCAGAACATGTACGCTATCGCTGGTCAAGTTGCATCCGCAGATCCTTCTACAGACGTAAAAGACTTAGAACTACTAAGCCGTCAAGCTATGGACGAAGCAAAGCACTTCCGTATGGTAAAGGAAGTTATTGAGCACATCACTGGTGAAGAACTAGATGTTGCTGCTGCATTCGCTGCTGAAGCAGAGAAACCACAGGCAAAAGGTGCATCACTTCTTGAGAAGTATGAAGCATCAGAAGATGAAGCTGCACTTGCTGCATATCAATTGGTTGCAGAAGGAAGAGCAGAAGCAGTATGGAATGAAATGGCAGACTGTGTAGAAGATAAGTTTATCTCTTCACGTTATGCAACTATTGCTAAAGACGAAGGATTCCACTCAAACTTAGGTGGACGTACACTTTCTAAAATTGTAGAGGGTAAGGAAGATCTTCAAGCACATGTACTTGGACTTGTAGAGAAGATGAGAGAAGACTTACTAGAGATCAGTAACAAGAATACTGCTACTCCTCTGGCCGTTGTGTAAAAGGTTCTCGACCTTTACGTATCTCACGATCTAACCAGTGCTCTTTGCACGGAAACACATACTTATGATTGGCATCGACAGTTATGAAATTGTCGATGCCTTCTTTTGTGACTGGAAATTCTAGCATACGACCAAGATACTCAACATACTTTTCCTTATACAAGAAGAACGCTTCATGATCAATGAAATGTACTGCCATGTCTTTATAGTATGAAAGAGCAGTATCCATGGTGCACTCACCACCCACTCTTACCTGCTGTAGTTCGTTTATATTTCTATCTCTAACTATAACTGCAATAATTGGTAACACACCCAATTCAAATGCTCTCATTGCGACTTCTTTTACCTTAGGTGTCTGTCTTACACCATCATAAAAGAAAGGAACACTAACGTTTGTACAGAAGTATTCACCGTCTGCAAAGTGTTCTTTTGTCAGTTCCTCTGGTTTTACAAAAAATCTTGCAAAGGGTTCTTCATCACTAGGAACCCAATACTTTTCGTGTAATTTCTCCCACCCCCTGACGTTCGGGTGAAGCGATAGGATTCTGGCGAAGAGGTGATTCCCTGACCCTTGTGGTCCTGTCACAATCAGTAGTTTTTTCATTGGCATTCCAGTGTCGGATTACTCCACTAATAATAAAGCAATTAGTAATAAGGTAGGTAAAGAATATAATAGACCGTACCACAAGTACGTGATTGTCATATTCTTTTGTTCTGTCGTCTGAGAATGATCCGAGTGCATATTTCCAAATCTTAGCAGCATTTCCCATTCGATCCTTCATCGTAAGCATGATCAGTATCTTTTAGAATGGGCGTAGATGTTGTATTCGGATTCCATGGAAAGGGAATTCCAGTCTTATTACCATCGTCAAGAGGAGACTCTTTGACATACCCAACATACTTTGCATTCGCATCCTGTTCTAATATTTCATTTACTCTCTCATCATACCATGCTATCGGTATACCTATGTCTAGTGACTTCAAATATTCTGATTTGTACAAATATAATAACTCGTAACTAAGAAAAGTTGGATTGTTGAATTTAGGTAATTGATCTAAAAAGTGTCTAGTAGTTGATTCTTCTCGTATTCTAGATTGTTGATTATGAAGTATGTTTTGATCCCTACCGATGACTATGACTTTGGTATTTACACCCAAGTCCTGTGCATTTGAACAAAACTGTTCGACGTTTGGACACCATTTAGTCCCTTTACTTTGAATGCCAAGTGGGATACTTATAGAAGTAAAAAAATATTGACTTTGCGACCAGTCAAATTTATGCAGAGTGGACGGATCCTTCCAATACTCGGCAAAGGGCTCTGAAAAACGGTGAGCTTCCCAATAGTTATCAAGAAGACTCTTCCAACCAAAAACGTCTTGGTGAAGTGAGAAAATTTTAGACCAAAGGTGGTTGCCCGAACCTTGAGGTCCCGTGAGCACGACAAGCGTCTTGTTCATCATAATCAGTACCTTTATATAATTATAACATAAATAATCTGGACTGTACATACAGTCATTATAGGTACATACCAGAATGGCAAATCCAAAGATAAAAATAAAGCGATCTAGTGTCGCTGGCAAAGTCCCACATTATCCCTCTACACTGGACTTAGGGGAATTTGCAATCAATACTGCAGACGGTAAAGTTTTTATAGTTGCAGGTCAACACGGAGTAGGTGTTGGAACCACAGTGCAAGAAGTTGGTCTATCTACAGAGACTATACTCACTCAATCACTAGATGTTGACGGACCTATTGATGTTGATGGTCATACAAATTTAGATAATGTAGATATCTCAGGTATCACCACATTTAGTGGTAATGTAAAGTTTGCTGCACAAGTTCTTGATGGTGATGGTGGATTTGGAACAAGTGGACAAATTTTCTCATCAGATGGCACAGATACGAAATGGATAACCGTAGGTGACATCACAGCTGGTGCTGCTGCTTCAGTTGGTGTATCAGCAGATAGTTCAAACGCAGTTAGATATCTCACATTTGTTTCTGGAACATCAGGAAATAGATTTATAAGAGTTGACACAGATATAAATTATAATCCCTCAACAAATACACTAAATGCAAGTAATTTTGGTAATCTAAATGCAACTGGTGTATCTACCATAAGTGGATTTACTTTTCCAGTACAAGCAACAGATGATGGGGATAATGGTCAGGTTCTTGCCACAGATGGTAACGGTACACTCTCATTCGTTACAGCAGAAAGTGGATCTGGTACAGCGACAACTATATCTCAGAATGCTTACACTGCTACAGCAAATCAGACAACATTTACATTACCAAATTTATCTAATGATGGGACAAAGACATACCCAGTAGAGGTATTCATGAATGGTGTCAGAGCGAGGGTAGGTGCAGGTGCATCATTTGACTATCAATTATCTGGCAATCAACAGATTGTATTCAATTATGGACTTGAAGTAGGAACTAGAGTAGTTACTAAGGTAGGTTTTGGTCACACTGTAGACGAAAGACAATTTACAGCATCACAAGGTGATACAACATTTACAATCACTGGTGAACAAGCAACACAAAATAAATTTCATGTTTACCTAAACGGAGTGATGCTTAGAAGAGGTACTGATTACACTGCTGGATCTCCTATCGTATTTTCAGAAGCAACATCAATAGGTGATGAGGTTATTCTTATGAATGCTAATGCAGAAGAATTATTCTCTGCAAATGAAGGTCAAACTAAATTTACTGCTACTGATTCAAGTACAACTGCAGACAATACTCAAGTATATTTGAATGGTATTTTTCAAGAAATTGGAACAGATTATACACTAGGTAGTCCCTCAGTAACAATTATCAATCCTTCAACTGGACTTGATGAAGGTGACAACCTTGACATTGTAATCACCAGATAAATAACAACATGGCAAACCCTGCAACTAGACAAGAACTAGCAGATTACGGAAAGAGACAATTAGGTGCTCCCGTATTAGAAGTAAACGTCGCTGATGAACAAGTAGAAGATTTGCTTGATGATGCGATACAGGTATATCAGAACAGACACATGGATGGTGTCGAGTTGATGTATCTAAAACATCGTGTGACTAAAAATTTTCTTGATTCAATACAAGCCACAAAAGTTGCTGAAGGTGAAACATCCATAGGTATTACTACAACAAGTACAACTGCAAACATTACAGGTTTAGGTACGACCACTTTTGATTTTGAAGAGAATCAAAACTTTATTCAGATACCTGACGCTGTTATAGGTATAGAAAGAGTATTCAAGATTGACAATAGAACAATCAGTACAAATATGTTCAACATCAACTATCAGTTGTTTTTGAACGAGATATACTTCTTTAGTTCTATGGAGTTACTATCTTATACACAAACTAAAAGATATTTGAATGACATAGATTTTATTTTACATCCTGATAAAATGATCAGGTTCAATAGGAGACAAAATAGATTATATCTTGATGTTGATTACTCAAGTATGAAAGAGGATGATTATATTATCATCAAGTGTTATAGAGTTTTGAATCCAAATGATTACCCAAAAGTCTATAATGATATATTTTTGAAAAGATATTTTACAGCACTATTGAAGAAGCAATGGGGAATGAATCTAATAAAATATCAGGGAGTTAAATTACCAGGTGGTGTAGAGTTGAATGGAAGACAGATATACGATGATGGTGTAGCAGAACTAAATGCACTTGAAGATAAGATGGCGAACGAGTATGAATTACCACCACTTGATTTGATTGGATAATGGCACTAAATCCATTTTTTCTGCAAGGTAGTAAAGGTGAGCAATCTCTCCTTCAAGACCTGACAAATGAACAAATTAGAATGCATGGCATTGAGTTCATATACATGCCTCGTGTTCTAGTCAAAGATTCGAGTGTCATGCGTGAGATAACCAGCTCAAAGTTTGATAGAGCATTTCCTATAGAAGGATACATCTCATCATTTGAAGGGTTTGATTCTAATTACAATTTACTTACAAAGTTTGGTGTTAGATCAACAGCTGAGATGAAAATCATTATCTCAATTGATAGATATGAGAATGGTATTGCTCCTTTATTGTGGAAATTTCCAAGTGCTGCACTAGGTCCTACAGGTAGAGCAACAGATCAAACAAGACCTTTTGAGGGAGATCTTATGTATTTCCCCCTTAGAGATATAATATTTGAAATCAAGTATGTCAATGATATAGAGCATTTTTATCAATTACAAGATAGATACACATATGAGTTGACGTGTGAACCATTTGAGTACAGTGACGAAGTAATTAACTCAGGGTTGTCAGAAATTGACGATGACTTTGATGATGAGGGTTACAATGTCACAATGATACTTGGAGATGCAGGTGCGAGAGCAACAGCATCAGCAACGTTGGTCAACAATGGTGTTTACAAAGTTGATATACTCAATGGTGGAACTGGATATACTGTGGCACCTACTGTAAAAATTGATCCACCAGAGGGTGGTGGTGTCACAGCGTCAGCAGTTGCAATCACATCAACAACTGGAACGAGAAACTTCAAGTCTTTACGAGTAGAAAGTGTAAGAATAACAAATCCTGGTGCTGGATACACTACAATACCTAATGTTCAATTCCTTACTGATGATGGTAAAGGCAGTGGTGCAGAAGGATTAGTGGGAGTAGGAACTACAGGTGTCATAAATTCTATTACTGTCAATTTCAAAGGTCTTGGTTACTACGAGTCTCCTCTTATCACTGTGTCTGAACCTGATTTACCTGGTGGAGTTACTGGCATATTGACTGCTAAGTTCAATACCACAACTAATCAAATTGATGACATTGAAATTATAAACGCTGGATTTGGATATACGTCTACACCAACAATAACAGTAGCAGCTGCCTCAACAATAGGAAGTGGCACTTTCCAATACGGTGAGATTATCACAGGACAATCAACACTAACCACAGCATTTGTTACAAAATGGGATACTACTACTAATACATTATTAGCGAGAAATCTATCTGGTAACTTTGGTGTTGGTGAACAAATAACAAATGTTGGGTATGGTACAGCTGTATATACGCTAGATAGTATTGAATATAGTGATGATGATGCTTTTGAAACTGGTGATGAGATACAAACTCTATCCACAACAAGCATACTTGATTTCACAGAGAAAAATCCATTTGGTGAGGTGTAATGCTAGGAACCTATTTTTACAATGAAACTATACGAAAGACAGTAATTGCTTTTGGTACACTATTCAATAATATAAAAATCAAAAGATTTGCTGCTGATGGTAAAGCAATCAATCAGATAAAAGTTCCGATTGCATACGGACCTATGCAGAGGTTCTTAGCTAGAATTGAACAACAAGCAAACTTTGATGATAATGTAGCGATTAGTTTACCTAGACTTTCATTTGAATTACAATCATATTCCTATGATCCAGATCGCAAAGCATCACCAATAACAAAATTTACTGCAAAGAATCCTACATCAAAAACCAAAACAAAGAAAATATTTTTACCTGTTCCATACGAAATAGGATTCAGGTTGAGTTTTGCTGCAAAACAACAAGATGATTCACTACAAATATTAGAGCAGATATTACCTCACTTTCAACCATCATTTCAAGTAACGGTAAACATGCTTGAGGGGATAGAAGAGAAAAGAGATATACCTTTTACACTTACTAACGTATCATTTGTAGATGAGTATGAAGGAGATTTTTCAACCAGAAGATTTATACAATATGATCTTGATTTTGTGGCTAAAACTTACTTCTACTCTGAGATTCCCACAGACGAATCTGGAATCATCAAGAAGGTTCAAGTCGATTACTCTACTGCAATCAGAGCACCTAGAGCACAAAGATATACAGTTACACCACAAGCAGTCAAAGACTATAATGATGACACTGCAACAACACTTACTTCTAAGATTGGTTTGAAACAATCATTGATGCAAGTTTCGTCTTCTGCCTCATTATCAAAAAATACTTTTGTACAAATAAATTCAGAAGTAGTGAGAATAAAAGAGATTAGTGGCAATAGTGTAATTATAAACAGAGCACAGTTTGGAACTAAAGCAGCTGAACACTTTACTGGTGACAAACTATCACAAGTTGATGCACAGGATAATGCTCTTATAGAGGTCGGTGACGAGTTTGGTTTCACAGAAAGTAGATCATTCTTCGATGCTGACGGATTAGAGTATAGTTCATCTTTAGGTCAAGATATCTAAATATTTAAAAAATCTTCCGAATACTCCGAATATTTGCCCTGTCATTATTTGGAAAAGCATGTCAAACTCTTATGATGCTATTGATAAAGCACTAGATGTGAAATCTGAGATAGTTCGTGAAAAAAAGAAACTGAGTCAAAAATCTAGTGATCAAGATGATCCTCAAAAGGATTATGAATATAGTCGTGCACAATTATATAATCTTGTAGAGAAAGGTCAAGAGGCAGTCAATGGAATACTTGATGTCTGTCAAGACTCACAACATCCAAGAGCATATGAAGTAGCAGGTCAGTTGATCAAGCATGTTGCTGATACCACTGACAAATTAGTTGACCTTCAGAAAAAAATGAAGGCATTGGATGAGGATCAATCAGGACCTAAGAATGTTACTAATGCTATGTTTGTAGGAAGCACTTCTGATCTACAGAAAATGTTGAAACAAATGGGTAAGGATAAATAAACACATGGATAACATAAAAGAAGTAGAGAGGTCTTTCAAATGCCAGCTCCAATAGTAGCAGCAGCAGCAAAAGCAGCAGCAGTAGCTGCAAAAGCAGGTGCAAAAGCAGCAGCTGCAGGTGCCAAGGGTGCAGCAAAAGGAGCAAAGGTGGCTGGCAAGGCAGCAGCTAAAGGTGCTAAAGGAGCAGCAAAAGGTGCGAAGAAAGCAACTTCAACTGCTGACAGAATGGCAGCAGCGTACACTAAGAACAAAGGTCTTATCGCTAAGAAACAAGGTCTTCCATCAAATAAGATGGCAAATAGTGGTAAGAAGACAGTTGATCCTACAAAGAATACCACCACTAAGCAAACAAAAAAACCATCTACAGGTCTACCAGATGATTCACCAAGTCGTGATATTGGTAAAGATGTAGATCAATCATCTGCAGACAGAAGAAAAGAGAAAGTTGATGCGAAAGTAAGCAACGCTGTCGATGCTGTCAAAGATAAAATGAGAGATGCTACTGATTTAGCTGGCAAAGCAGCGAAAAAGGCAGGTAACATGGCAAGAAAATCTGTAGGTGCTGTTTCTGGTGGGTTTGGTGCATCATCATTCAAAAAAGAATCCATATCATTTCAAGACTTTATAGATAGAATACCTGATATAGAAGAAGAAGATTATGCCGACGAGTGATATCTATCTTGGTAATCCTAATCTAAAAAAAGCAAATACAACACAAGAATTCACTGAGGATCATGTAAAAGAATTCCTCAAGTGTAAAAACGACCCTGTATATTTCACTGAAAATCATATAAAGATTGTGAACGTTGATGAGGGTCTCGTTAGTTTTGATATGTACAAGTTTCAGAAGAAACTACTAAAAAATTTTCATAAGCATAGATTTAATATTTGTAAAATGCCACGACAGACTGGAAAGTCTACAACTGTGGTATCATACTTACTCCATTACGCAATCTTCAATGATAACGTCAACATCGGAATCCTCGCTAATAAAGCAGCGACTGCTAGAGATCTCCTCGGAAGACTACAACTGGCGTACGAAAACTTGCCGAGGTGGATGCAGCAAGGCATCATCGCATGGAACAAAGGATCCATGGAACTCGAAAACGGATCGAAAATAATAGCAGCATCTACATCTGCATCAGCAGTTCGAGGTATGTCATTCAACATTATCTTCCTTGATGAGTTTGCATTCGTGCAGAACCATCTTGCAGATGATTTCTTTGCGTCTGTGTATCCTACTATATCTTCTGGTAAATCAACGAAGGTTATAATAGTATCCACTCCTCATGGTATGAATCATTTCTACCGTATGTGGCATGACGCTGAACGTGGACAAAATGAATATGTTGCCACTGAGGTGCATTGGTCTGAGGTGCCAGGTAGAGATGCCAAGTGGAAAGAGCAGACCATAAAGAACACCAGCAAACAACAGTTTGCTATTGAGTTTGAGTGTGAGTTCCTAGGATCTGTTGACACTCTTATTTCTGCAGCAAAACTCAAAGCACTGGTGTATGAAAAACCAATAGAACAGAACGGTAAACTATCTGTATATGAGAGACCATTCAAGGGTAGAGATTATATTGTAACAGTGGACGTAGCAAGAGGTATATCAAAAGATTATAGTGCTTTTATAGTTGCTGACATCACAGAGTTTCCTTACAAAGTTGTAGCGACGTACAGGGACAATGAGATAAAACCTATGTTATTTCCATCTGTAATTCATGAGGTTGCCACAGCATACAATAATGCATATGTTCTATGTGAGGTCAATGATATTGGTGATCAAGTAGCATCTATATTATTCTATGACCTTGAGTACGAAAATCTACTTATGGTTGCCATGCGTGGTAGAGCAGGTCAGATAGTAGGATCAGGATTCTCTGGTGTCAAAACACAACTAGGTGTAAAAATGAGCACAGTCACAAAGAAAGTAGGTTGCTCAAACTTGAAAACAATGATTGAGGAGGATAAACTTATATTTTGTGACTACAATATAATATCTGAATTGACAACATTCATACAAAGAAAACAATCATTTGAAGCAGAAGAGGGATGTAATGATGACCTTGCTATGTGCCTTGTTATTTTTTCATGGTTGGTGGCACAGGATTACTTCAAGGAGATGACTGACTCTGATGTAAGGAAACGGATATATGAAGAACAAAAGAATGCTATAGAACAAGACATGGCACCTTTTGGATTTGTTCTTGACGGTCTTGAGGATGATGAAGTGGTGGACACAGAAGGAGACAGATGGAAAAAAGCAGACGAGTATGGTGACAGATCATTCATGTGGGAATATCACGTATAGATCGCAAAAAAACTAAATAATTTCAGTCTATAACAGTAGGACCCATAAGGGAGTTAGAATGGCACTTAGATTAGCATCTCCAGGAATTTCAGTTAGAGAGGTTGACCTTACCAGAGGAGGAGTAGACTTTACTCTGAACGTTGTTGGAGGAATAGCAGCTCCTTTTGCGAAGGGACCTTGTAACGAAATTACAAGAATAAACAATGAGAATGAATTAGTTGAGGTTTTTGGAAAACCAGGTGTAGGAACCACAGATTACCACTATGAAGCATGGTACTCAGCATCAAACTTCTTATCATACGGTGGTAAGTTAGATGTTGTAAGATGTGTTGGTGGTGACTTGAACACAGCAAACGTTGCTGTAGGTTTAGCAAACACAACTCTTCTTCTTGAAGGATTAGAAGATTACAATAATAACCAAGCAGATGATACCAATTGGTATTTTGCTGCAAAGAATCCAGGTCACTGGGCAGAAAATATAAAGGTAGCAATCATTGATAATGCTGCTGACCAGATCATTACACCAACACTAGAGACAGGCACAATCGCTGCTACTAAAGTTGGATTTGGTGTAACACAAGCACTAACAGGAGTTACTGTCGGAGTTGGTACAACTGCTGCAGCAACAGGTATTCTAAAAGGTGTAGTTACTGGTAAAACAGCAACAACTATTGATGTCAAGGTTGTAAGTACTGTAATCGGTGGCACTGAGACATTAGTTGATTATCAGCAGAACTCACAATTTGAGTTCAAGACGGGCACGATGCTCAACATCGTGAACAACTCAGGAACAACTGTAGGTAAGAGTTCAACTATTACTTCTGTTGACTGGTATAACAGCCAGAACATACTTACAAGTGTTGCTGATGGTGGTACTGATTTTACAACTATATCTTGGAGATCAGTTCTCAATAAACCAAAAACAAATAATTATGTATCAAGAAGAGACGGTACTAACGACGCTTTACACGTTGTGGTTATCGATGCTAGTGGTGGAGTCACTGGAGATGTCGGATCAGTTCTAGAGAAGTTTCCAAACTTATCTAAAGCAAAAGATGGAGAAGCATCTGGTAAAGAGTCAATCTATTATAAAGATTACCTAGCAAATAACTCAGAGTATATTTTCTCTGGAGCACACGTTACTCAAGCAGACGATTCACATCACAGCACACTCATATTACCTGGCGGATTTTCAACTGGATTTACATCCATTACTTCTGCAGCAGGTTCATGGGGTCAAGATGCTAAGAACATCAAGTTCAGTTCGATTGGTAACCAAGGTTATTCACTAACAGGTGGACTTGATTACACAGGAGTTGGGGTTTACGATGCACCACTTGGTGACATTCTAACCTCTTACGATAAGTTTGCAGATCCAGTAGACAGTGATATCAGATTCTTATTACAAGGTGGATGCTCTGGATCAAAAGAAGAAGAGCAAGCAAAAGCAAATAAACTTATACAACTAGCAGAAGGTAGGAAGGACTGTGTTGCGGTGATTTCACCCAACAGAGGGTCTGTGGTAAACGTCACAGATTCAGCTCAACAGCTGACTAACGTCCTATCATTCTTTGCACCTCTTACATCTTCATCATACGTGGTATTCGATTCAGGATTCCAGTATGTGTATGATAGATTCAACAAGAAATTTATTTACATGCCAACCTCTGCAGACGTAGCAGGTTGCATGGTAAGAACTGACAGGGACTTCTTCCCTTGGTTCTCACCTGCAGGTACAACAAGAGGTGGATTGAACTTTGCAATCAAACTAGCATTCAATCCTGGCCAAGATGCAAGGGATCAACTCTATTCAAATAGAATCAACCCTATCACATCAAAACCAGGTGATGGCATCATTCTATTTGGTGATAAAACAGGTCTTGCATTTGAGTCTGCATTTGACAGAATCAACGTAAGAAGATTGTTTATCACAATTGAACAAGCGATTGAAAACGCTGCTAAGTCAGTTCTATTTGAACTCAACGATGCAGGTACTAGATCAAACTTCATCAACATTGTTGAACCATTCCTAAGGGATGTTCAAGCAAAGAGAGGTATTCAAGACTTCTTACTCATATGTGATGAAACAAATAACACACCAGATGTTATTGACAGGAATGAATTCCTCGCTGACATTTTCGTCAAACCAGCAAGATCAATCAACTTTATTGGTCTAACATTTGTTGCTACGAGAACTGGAGTTTCCTTCAGTGAAGTCGTAGGAACCGTGTAATAGGAGACCCACACAATTATGGCATTAGACAGAAACATTTTTTCGGTTCCCAACAACGAAAGATCAATTGATTCATTCAAGGCAAGACTTGTACAGGGTGGTGCTCGTCCTAATCTCTTTG